TTAGGTCATTATGTACTTTAGTGTTTGCACATGTACCTGTTAAGTCTAATAATTTATTGATTAGTTTTAGTGTTTTTTCCATTGTTCTAGTTTTAAGATGCTGCAATATATACATAAATATATTTATATACAAGGTTTATCTTGTTTATTTTAATTATTAAATTCAGCGCCTTCGTAAAAGTCCGATAGTTGATCCCTAGTTATCCAGTCAACACTATTCTCTCGCATGTAATATATAATACTTTTAACGTGTTCTGGAGGGTATTGGTAGAACCAACAACTTAGCGTTATTTCTCTTTCCTTTGCGGTTATCTGCATACCGTGGTAGTTTATGTTTTCCATGTTATTTTAAATCTGAGTTCTTAATATAATTTGTAGCTAGGTTTTCTATGTTTGATGTTTTTACGTATTCTGTCATTGGATTCCCCTCTTCTAATTGAAGGCACGATACGTCAGAACCCAAACCCTGTAAATACTCTCTAAATAGACTGTGGTTAAAATACTCAACAGCGTTATTGTCTGTTTGTATTGTAGATGTTTTTCTCACGAAAACAGAATGTGTAATTGACTCGTATTTCTGCTTACTGAATAATTGCCACCACTTTTTTATAATAGGTGTGTTAATCGTGAATGATTGTCTTTCGTAGTATGATAATGTATATTCTTCCATCTTTAGTTTTTGTTTGTGATTATTCCGTAATAGTTAATGCTGTATATGTTTGTGAACTCTAATAGAAAGTTTATTCTAATTGGTAATATATCTTGCACGTCTAAACAATATTTAATGTATGATATCCCGCCTGGATTGTTTCCCCCTTTTAGTAATGTGTGTTCTGTGTTCATTGTAGTTTTAATTGTATTGCTTCATCCGATAATTTATTAAACTCCTTTAAATGAGTCTTGCATACGTTCGCGCCCTTTGTATTTAACATTTGTTCGTAAACCTTGTCTCTCTCTTGATTTAGTTTTTGTATTATAGCTTTCATTAGTCTACTATGGTTTTACCTAGTTCCTTTTCTGCTTGTTCTTTTGTGATGGTTTCGATTATTGTAGCCCATTTACCTTCTTTATATATCATTTTATTACCGTAATTTAAAGAGTTTTTATCGTCTATTTCATAATAAACATTATCTTCATCGTATTGGTCTATCGTGCCGTTTCCTGAGACTAAAAAACAATCAACCACAACCCCTTCTTTAAACCCTCTCTTCTTAGCTTCTTTTATTAAAGCTTCTTCTACTTCTTTGTCTGTGGCTAATTTATAATCAGTTAAATCAGAGTTGTAAACTATATAGTCTTCGAGCCAATCACCTGTATTTCGACCGAATCCATAAGCGAGACGACCTCCATTATACAGTATTAAACACGTTTTGGACGTGGTATCTCTATACCATTTGCCAATCTCTAACTCAGTTTCTTTAAATAGTTTAGGGAATGTTTCTTTAATCTTTGTTCGCCAGTCACTACATACATCGCTGTTAGTTGTTGCGTCTTTAATGAATTGTTGTTGCTCCTTTGTAAATTTCATGTTATTAGTTTTTGTCCTAGTTTCAGTACTAAGAATATGCTAATTTACATAAATATATTTATATATCCTAATTATAGGCAAAGAAAAACCCGACCTAGTAAAACTAAAAACCTAGTCGGGTAAAAATTGCCATTAAAAACTAACCAAAAAGCTAACACATATTGACTAAAAAGAATAGCCGTGTTAGTATGCTGGTGCTAATATAGTGAAAATATATGACATAAAAAAACCCCACTCCGTAAGTGAGGCGCGCATCTTAAGGCAATACGAATAGAGTAATCAAGTTACCTGCCATGTCCTTTACCCTTTGGGCATTGACAATATAAAGATAGTGAAAATATTTTAATTATTGCTTCTTTTTAGTTTTACCAAACTCTCTGAGTGCAAAATAACCACCAGTAACAGTAGCCGCTAATGATAATATTAAAGGCATATAAATTTCGTTTAATGGTTTACCCCAAATACCGTTTAAAATTACAACATCAACTAAAAGAGTGTAATTTGCAAGTACTAACGGTCTTATTAGTTTAGGCAGCCAGTGTTCTTGCTTATTATCAGAAATCCATCTTAAAGTAAGTTGTTTTTCGTACTCAATATCCTTTTGCATTTCTGCAATCATAATATCAGCGTGTTCCTCACTAATATTCGGGTCGCTTGTTATAGCTCCTAAAATAGCTGTTGGGTTTCCTGTAGCTATAGCGGTTAAAACACCTTGACCGATATTAATACCGTTCTTTTTGATAGATCGGAACAGTTTACCAAAAAATGTTCCATCGCCTCCGTTCTTCTTTAATTTTGGGTTGTCGCTCATAATGTTTAATTTATTGATTCGTAATGTGGTAAGTCTTGAAAGTTTTGATCTGTGATAATTTCACCGTCATTATCCCAATTACCACCCCATCTAATTTTCTTGCTTATTCTACCTTCAGAAAATAACCTTATTGCTGTTGAAGTTATTACACCGCCTAAATAAGAAAGGTTATGTTTTTCCCAATTCGCTTTGCCGTTAATGTATGCGTAAACATCTACAGCGTCCGCTTTCTCTCTTATAACACCATCAACGATGTGTTTAGCCCTTAATAAAAGAGCTTCTATAGTTTCGTATGCTTTTGGATTTATCTTGCTTCTGCCCTCATTAAAATACTCTTGTTGTTGTTCTACTGTTCTTTCACCTTGAGCAATTCCAAAATCGATTTGACTAACTTTAATAGATTCTCTAATAATTAATTGAATATCACTATTACAAGTATCTAATCTTTTGTTTGATGTTTTGCCGAGTCTATACATAATGTTTTATTTTGGGTCTTCGAATCCTATTTCTTTTTTGTGTATTCTTAAATCTTGCTTGTCCATGTCGTTCCTTAAATCCATTTCTTTGCGCCATATCTCAAGTTTACGCTCTCTTCGCTTAAACTTATTCATTTTGTACTTATGAAATATAGCTACAAGATAGTAAATAAAACCTACTACCATAAAAACGGTCTTCATTTTGCCGTCAACATGCTTTAAAAAATCTAATTGAGATATAGACAAAACGTCTATAACAGTTAGCCCTAGAACGCTAACGAAAAAACTGTGTATTGTATTTAGTGCTAATCTTACGCTATCCATTGTCTTATGGTGTTATAAATCTTATTCTTTACTCTACTGAAGTTATTAAAAACATATATAAATAACCAAATAAAAACAGCTACAAATATCTTTACTAAACCAAAGTATAATTTTGAGACTAAAAAGTAATGAAATAAGTCTAAGCAAGTTACTATAAATATAAAGTTTATAATCTCCTTCTTAACCCCTTCAGGGAATTTTAAGCACAATGCTAGTATAAAAAAATTAACCGCAGTAGTCGTGTACATTACTGCATAATCTATTCTACGTGTATAGTCAATTAATAAATACCAATCGACCCTAGTTTTAGAGCCTCTAAATAAAGTATGTAACTGACTTAATACAACCGTAGATAATAGTAAGTAATTTTTTAACTTACGCATCTGCTTCTTCATCGTCTTCAATAGGAATTTCACCCCCTGTTAAATCCGCGTCATCTTCTCCCCCTGGCATTAAAATCATTCCCGTGTACTCTTCTTCTCTCATTGTATATATAATTAATTGTTAACTTTCTTTTATTGTAACATGTTTAATAGTAAATAAACTACGACCGGTAAACTGCCAAATATAAAATCTAAAAATTGCGGAGTACCTTTTTTTAAAAGCCCATCCCAAAGAATCTCTTTTAAAGCTGCAATAATCAATAAAGATACACACCCGTAAAAAGAACCGAAAAGAAGAAATAATAAAACTAATAAAATACTACTCCAAAAAAAATGTAATAACTTATCCTTGTCTATTTTATTCATGGTTTTTCTTATTAGATAACGCCCCTTGTTTGGTTTGTTCTTTTTTAACTAGATATAACTCTAGTTTCTTTCTGTTCTCTTCCTTTACCTTATACCTGTTCATAATTCTAACCTTCTTATTCTTAATATATCTTCAGTATCATCACCTAAGTACCATCCAGTAGGATTTAAAGTTCTATTTGGTCTTATATCCTCGTCTGTATTTGTTGAGTATTCAGGAAACAAAGAACTTTGATTACATAAATAGTCTAATAGTCTGCTTGTGTAGTAGTCTACCCATCTATCATATTGACCTTTTAAACCCGCTATCCTTTCGTTTTCTGCTTGTACAGAGTTCTCTGCACTATGCTTAAATACACCCCCGTTAGATACGTTAACATCTGCAACGGTTAAGTAAGTAGACATTGATAAATAAGTAAGTAAAGGGCTTATATACTTGTCTCTTAGTATTAAATAGTCTCCTGATAATGTGTCTGCAATTATATCTGCAAAAATCTTATCATATAGATCAGTACCTAAATACCCTTGTATTTCTATATCTTGTGCAATCTCAACAAACTGTAAGTACTTGTCAGGGTCTACATTTCCGTTAATGCTAGTCTTTCTTACAAAGTCGGCTTTATTTATAAATAATGCTATCTGTCCCATATTATCTTTTCTTTACAAATCCGCTGTTAGGCATATCTGTTGGTCTAGTTGCAACCTTTTTATTGTTCTTCTCTGGAGTAAATCCTTCGCGTCTTGCGCTGTTTACACTTACTTCTTTATCATTTGCCAATCCTTTGTTTGGTAAAAACTTACCTCCGCTTCTTTTACGTTTGTATGTTTTACGCATCCAAAAATGATGGCAATCCCCACCGCCTTTATAAAACCAAATAGAGTAGGTATCTGCCCCGCCTTTACCCCACCCAGCATTTACAACAGTACTACCCATTGCTAATATATCCTCTTTTCTGTATATCTTCTTAGCGCTAACCATCTTGTCACAAAACTCTCTACTCGATCCGCTAGTGCTTAAAGGTGCGTATTGATAACGAACTTTAAACAATGCTTTATCTTGTGAACTTTTTTCGTTTGGGTTTGCGTCTCCTGTGCTTACTAAATTTATAAATTGTTTTAATGCGGATAACCTAGGATTATTTAAAACATCTACCTCTTTATCTAAATCCTCTTCGTTGTCGTAATCTACAGGTGTTTCGTCTATTAACTCCCACTCGTCTAAATCCTCTTCCTCTCCGAAATCTTCTAAAAGTTTAGGACACTTGCCCGCTTTCTTTTCTTCCTCAGTACATTTATGACTAGATAAGTTTTCGTTACCTGTTTCCTCAATTACATCGTCTTTAGATTGGGTATTGCCTAAGTCTGTAAACTCTAAAGGCTGTATTGTTTTAAAGAATAAATTTAATACAATTCCGTTAACTGCTAGTATCTTATCTAAACCTTCAATTATAAAATCCTGTTTCGGCTTTATAACTGTATTGTCCATTAATATATAAGCGTTCTTTAATTCTTCTGCGTTGTTTCCTAGTCCTGTCGCTTCTCTTCTTGATGTGAATAAAGGATACACAACACTATGAGCCATCATTAATTTCTCTTCTGCTTCTGTAGATAGGAATTGATAACGCTCGTGTGCGTCTCCTAATTCTATATTATCAATAGTTGCTGCTGTCTCTTTACTATCGTTAAAAGAAAATACTATCTTAGATTTAGAGTTAGACCCCGCAAATTTACTATTTACTTTTCTCTCTATTAATTTTTGTGTTTCTGGGTCCGGTACACCATTGTTAAAGTTTATAAGTTTGTTTGCTGCAAATCCGTGTTGAATTTCTGTTACATGGTATTCGCCCATATTACTTTCCATATCGGCATAAGTCATTCCTGCCTGGTAATCAGTTTGCGGAAAATAAAAGTGCCCCGCTTGGTATGGTTTCATGTATAGAATCTCGGTACTATCTTTTGACGTTCCAAATGCGCTAAATCTTTCTGGTGGGTTTCTGTGTATATCTTTCCAATCATTAGTGAAATAGTACCCGTTAATCTTTCCGTCATCGTCTGCCTCTTCTATACCTAATTTAGCAACCTCTATATGGAATACTTCAGCAACCTTTCGTGCGTTTCCGCTTCCGCTGTATATTACTTGAGCAGCCCATCTACCTAGCTTTTTAAAATCGTCAACTATTTTTCTGATCTCTTCAGGTTTAAATAAAGAAATCATAGCCGCAAAGTCTGCGGGTTTCCTTGATGCGTCTATAGCACTCAAACCCCTACCGTAAATCATTGAAGAAATACCGTTTATAATTCTTTTATTTGATACTGATTTATCATAAGCATTAATTAAATCCTCAAAAACTGAATTGTCCTGACCCCATAGAACGTAGTCATTAGACATGCTAACAAACTCGTTAGATTCTGGTCTTTCGTAGTTTGATAATTCAATTACACTTATATTAATCGCTTTTTTTTCTTTACTCATATTAATATTTATAAGTATTATTTTCTGCTGCTATCTCTTTATAAACTCCGCTAGCAACTGTATATTTAGCAAAATCTGTTTGCGCTGTGCAAAAGATTCTCCCTCTGTAAATTATATCTGTTCCGTCTTTAATTGTTAACTGGTAAAATACGCCTTCATCAACTAAAAAAACATCGCTCAAAGTCATAAAGCCGTTTGAATAGGTAGGTGTTACATTATAATTTGTAGATACTTTTGTAGATTCGTCTCTAAATATTGCAACCACAGTAACAGGTTGTGACCTGGGTATAACTTTGAAGTTAATAGTGGATACTGTGTTAGGTTGTAATATCTTCATATTATATAGACGAAATAAAATACTTTGAAATAAAAACCCCCGAAATAATCGAGGGTTTAATTTTATATAGTGTCAATAGCTTCTTGAAAACATATTGAATCTTCAAATGTTCCACCGTCCGCTTCAACTCTTATTTTAAATAGTTCTGAGAACTCAGAATAACCTAACCCCCCATATATTTGAACAGAGCTAATTGAACCTGTTATAATGTTCTCTAAGTCGTCATTTAAGAAATTAGCTGATAACCTTTCAAACGCTTTAAAAATTACGGTATACCCGCTTAAATCTCCTCTAGCTCCTCCTGTCTGCATTGTTACAGTCGTGTCACAGCCGTTATCTATCCCCATTAAAAAGTAGTTGTTGTTGTGATCCTCGATAACTATGTGAGGGTCGCCCGCTAAAACTCTATCCAATTGAGTAGAACTGTTCTTGTCTAATTTTGGCAAAACAACATTCAACGTTTGATCTGAGAACCTTGTTCGGGTAACCCGATTAGATACCGATAGATCAGTGTATGTGTTTTTAGTTCCTACTAAGTCGTACTTAAACCAAACACCCGCCAAACTTGTGATTTGCTTGCCAAAAAACGTAGGGTTTATCGTTCCTTTATCTGCTAGATAAATGGTTTTTAAACCGCCCCTACTATTTTTACATGGAGTTGTTCTCCCTGATGTTAAATCACAAGCCATAACATTATGGCGTTATTTGTGTTGCACTAATAACTGCTCCTCCTGTTAATACATTAGTTAACGATACAGCTAAGAAATTAGCCGGTATTTTCTCTCTACCAATTAATGCCAATGTATACCCGTTTAAATCTCCCATAGCTCCACCTGTTGCAGTTGTAAGAGTTCCGTTTACACCGTGTTCCTGACCTACCATAAAGAAGTTTCCATTATTGTCTTCCACTACTGTATGAGGTCTTCCGTAAATTAATAATTTTAACTCTTTATGAGTCTTAATATTTAATTTTGCTAATGTAACGTTTAATGTTTGTTCACTAAATGCTGTACCGTTGTCTTCACTAGCAACCATACTCTCTCCAAATGTATTAGCTGTTCCTACTAGGTCATACTTAAACCAAACAGTCGATGTACTCGCTAAATTAGAAATCATATCGGTATCTGTACCGTCAAATGTTATAGCTCCCATTGTTCCGAAATCAGCAAAATAAACAGCTTTTAAGCCCCCTACTGAATCTTTACAAGGTATTGCTCTACCTGTTGTTAAATCACATGCCATTGTATTTATATTTATTAAAAAAAGGGTAGGCGAATAAACCCCCACCCTTTTAGATTATTATTATATTTGTTTAGATTCCGTAAGTTACAATATCTTCAGAGTTTGCATACTGAACACCAGCTGTGTAAACCATTTTATATCTTACTTGCCCTGTTAAATCTACATCGTCCATATCTTTAATACGTACATCATTGTGATCTGACATTAAACCAGTTCCGAAGAAAAAGTTCTTTTTATCATATACTACAATAGTATTTGCTGGCATCCCAGATACAGGAGATAAATCATTTGCCAAGAAGTCTAGAGGCTTATCACCAACAACTCCAGCATTTAAATAATCTGCCGCTCCGATAGCTTGCTTGTATAATTTCTCAGCCTGATAAGGTACAGCCCAAACTAAATCTTTGTGCAAAATAGCGTCAGGAATAGCATCATAAATTTTATTTAACTCTGCAATTATATTAGCAGCTGTTAAAGTAATTCCTGTTACTTTGTTTACTGCTGCATCCGCAGTAAGGATTTTAATAAACCCGTCAAACTCTCCAGAGTTAACCGCGTCACCTTGCCAGATATCTTTTTCTGTTGCTTCTGCTGTGTCTGCTAAAATCTCAACTAACAAAGCCTGAGCCTCGTCTTTTGGTAAGTTGTCATTATGAGCAGAGAACCCCATACTCGCAGCGTCCCATGTTTGCTTAAAATCCTCTTTACAAAGTTCTAATTCATTTTTGATTTTTTTAGGTTCTAAAACTTTTTCTGTTAAAGTTACAGATCCAGCTGGTGCGAATCCACATGAGTAATCTACTCGTCCATTTGCATAACGTAATTTTCTTACGGTCATTTTAAATGGAATGTTTGGTAGAACTGTGATAAGCCCTTTGCTAATAGTGTCTGCTTCTTTAAAAGCCTTTCCTATAATTTCCCCCGCTACTTCTCCAGCGTAAGTACTATTAATTGTTACTGTTGTTGCCATTGTTTATTTTTTAATATTATTAATTATGCTTCTGATGCCCAAATTCCAACACCTCCACTTATATACCATTCTGTTAAAGATACTGCTGTTAACTTAACGTAGTCACCTTTATTTGCTGTCGCCTTTGTATTTACAAAGTTTTTATTTACAACACCGCCCGATACTGAATCAGCTGTTGCGTTAGCGATAGTTCCATGAACCGCGTCTACTGCGTTTGGTGAAACCGTTAAAGCTACTGCTCCGTCTGCTCCTGTATTTCTAAATGTAATTTCCATACCTAAAGTATCCGCTGTAATCAGTGGCAATGTATAGGTTTTCGCATCTGTTGCGATGTTTTGATCTGTTGCGCTATCTCCTGACACTAATGTCTTATCGTCTATAGCTAACTCTTGGTCTTTTTGTGCTTCTAGTCTTCTAAAAACACTTCCTGTTACTACTCCCATTTTATTATTTTGTTAAATGATTTAGCCCCTCTATAATTCTACCTCTCGTGGTAGTAGCTTGACTGTTAAAATTAATTTGTTTCTTGCTTGATTTTGGAGCGTTTGCAATTTTCTTAGCCGCTGGGGTTTCAGATAATTCTAACTCAACCTTCTCTTTAGTTGCAATTGCTTCTGATAAATTAACCTCGCTTTCTTTTAGTTTGTTTTCAGCTTCAGAAAGAGATACTTTTAATTCTTCAATCTCTTTGTTTAAAGCCTCAACATCTTCTTTAGAAAAGTGAGTTTCTTTTGATACAGATTCAACTACCTTTTTAGCTTGTGCCGCTGGTGCTGCTTCTTGCTCAACCTCTTCTTGTTCTGGCGCTTCCTCTGCTGTACCTTCTTTGATTTCCATGATTACACCCTCTTCTTGAACTACGATAATAACTCCACCGTCTTGCTCACTTGTTTTGTATTCTCCTGGAGGTAAAGGAATATTACCGTCTTCCGCTACGATGAAAATGTTTTGACCAGCCTCAAATGACTCAGCCTCTACAATCGTTTGACCGTCCTCTAGCGTCCATTGTGCTAGTTGTATTGCTTCAGGTGACTCTAGCTCGGCTAGAACAACTTTAAGCGCTTTTGCTACTCTTTGTTTTATGTTCATATTCTATAGACGTATTTAAAATTTGTTGTTATATTTTCACTTAATTATAATTGTTATATCTACTGTTGATGTAGCGCCCTCTAGGGTTGTTACTTTTGCCCGAAC